CACCCACACCTGCTGCGTAATATTCTCCCCCATGATTTGTTTCCCAACGACCAGAAGCTTTGGAGTCACTCGCAATTTGCACATCAAACACTTGTTGGAATAAAGAATCATCGACTAGGTGTTTCATCTTACGACCAAAGCGTGTAGCAAGTTCCGTGTTATGTGAAGTTTGAATTATTTTTAATTTAGGATTCTTTCCGATCATCCATGCAGGAAACAAGTAAGAAGCGAATTCTGATTTGGTGTGTCGAGGTGGCATATTCACAATCAAGCGTTTGATTTCGCCTGTTGCAATTTTCTCAAACTTTTCTGCTATCTGTCGGTGATGTTTGCCGTCAATAAAATCGGGCCAGACATGTTTGACAAAAGGTATAAACTTTTTTTCGCAATTCTCTAAGAATTGTAAACGCTCGGTGATAAGTTGTTGTTCTAGTTCTTCTCGTTGTAGAGAATCCAGATCCGTGGTTCGAGCAACTTGGTTCATTCTTCTTCATAGTAATTCATCACGAATTGTACTTTTTTACTATCCTTTTCCAATTGTTTTGCAAAGTGTCCAAAGTAATCTTGCATCATTTTACAAAAAGTAATTTGATGTTCTTTACTGTTATCCATCATTTGTTTGAGCTCCTCGGAACTCGTATACAGAATTGCATCAGGATGTAAACCAAACCAATTTTTTGTATCCTCACAAACGTCAAAAACAATATTGACTTGAGGCACGAGATCATATCTCTCTTCTGCCATTTTTTGTCTGCGATGAAAATCTAGATCAATGATCATTAGTTACGAAAAAGATTCGTTGTGCCCCCTGCAACTGTTCTCACTCTTCCTGATCCTGGATCATATTTTTGATACTCTTGTCTTGGAGTTTCTCTTGATCTTGTAGGTGTTTGTAAAAAATCTGGTGTACTATCACGAGGCTCAGAAACTTGCCCCTTAAATAAATCATCTATGCCCCCACCCTCTGAAGATTCTTGTCTTGAGGAACTCTCTTGGGTACCTTGATCAAACATATTTAAAACACCTCTCTTATCTTCTGCTCCAAATTTTTTCCAATTCTCTAAAGCGTCAGGTCTAATATTACCTTGTCGATCGACATATTTTGAAACAGTAGTAGGATTGCCAAACAAGTCTTCTTGAAAGAATTGACCTTTGGTTACGTAAGCCATTTGATCTAAATACTGTGCCAGTTCACTCGCATCTCCGTATTGAGATTGATACTGCTGTTCAAAATATTCCTGAGGCGTGGATCCTGTAGCAAGAATTGCTTTTTCAACATCTGGAGCTAAACGATATTGCCCTGTTTCAGGAACATAGGGGCTATTTAAAAATTTTCTTATACCTGTTGATTCTTTTGCAGGAGTGATAGTTTCAAGGATACCTGCGTTTGCTAATGTTTCTAGAGCCTCTGCATTTCTTGAGTTTATCGCACCACGAGTCAAGCCACCAAAGATAGGATTCACGGCTCCTATACCAAGAGATAGAGCTCCTTCAGCAGTTGGTAAAATATTTAAGGGGCCACCTTGAGTAAGAGGGCTCTTACTTGTAATGGTATAATCTTCTAAATTTGACGGTAACAGATTACCTTGGAGTAAAGCTTTATAAGCTCCTGCGGGATCAGAGGGATCGTTTAAATAGAAATATTCACCTGATCCACCACCTAATATACTTGGTTGAGTAAAATACCCCTGAGGTTGAATTTCTTTATCTATTCGACTTCCCCTTGTTAAATTTTCATTAACAGGTTCGGTAGCAACCTCCTCATCAGGAGTGTATACAACAACGGGCCCTGAAGGCGTGTCAATTACTTTTCTTGCCATGTTCAAAAAATATACGAATGTAGAACAGTTTCAAGAACAAATGTTTGTGTGTAATAGCGCCTTGTAGGTAAAATAAAAAAAATGGGCTATGTTTCTGGTCCCCCCACCCTAGGGCTCTGGAGCTCTGGTACTTGGTTAGGGTACCTTGTCGTGGTTTGCGTGGACCAAGGACCTGGAGGCTCGGAACGGGGCAGCTCCGGGAATTAGCCTGGCATTTTTTTAGATCTATTTTTAGTTGGATAACAAATTGCGACAAGCTTCTGGGAGCAGACGTAGCTGCTCCCAAGGAGGATTAATTATTGATTTCTTTTTGGAGACTTTCGTAATGATCCATATCGCTTTGATGCTCAATATCTTCTATTTGTTCCTTATCGAACTTATATTGTTCATCTAAGATTTTGCCCTGAATAAAAGCTTCAAGCTTCTTATAGAAAGCCCAGTCATCAGTGGACTCACAGATATGGCCTAGCTGCACATACCAGTGTGTCCATGCTCTTTTGAACTCTTTTATATCTTTGGCTGCTTCGCTGCTAATTGTTGCCATGTTGACTAGCCTCCTGCTCTACCTGAGCCCAAACTTCTACTTCTTTATAATACTGCCAAACTTCTTTAGCTGCTAAAGGCTTGGGTGCGTGAGCCTTGAGTATTCGATTAATCCACTTGGCTCTCGAAGTAAATCCTGCGTTACATTTGTAACCCATAAATCTTTCAAACTTGGTTAAGCTATTGCCCTTCGTTAAATGATTTAAAAGATTTAATCTGAAATAAAGTTCCCCGACTGTTTCCGAATGGATGACCGGAACTTCTAAAACAGTCAGCAACAAACCTAAATTAAAATCATTCTGGCCCGAAGCTTCTAAATGTTTTCTGCCGATCTTATCGGTTACGGCTCTCCAATCTGTGTTTAATGTCATGTTAATTTTCTCCTTTAAAATAAACTACCAAAAATAAGAAGCAGCATCAATTTAATAATACTGCTTCTAGTTTCTTGTTTCTCGGCTCCTGGTCCTTGCATCAAGCGACCTTCAACCTTGCTTCAGTTATCAAGCTTAATTTGTCCGATACTTCCTTAGCCGTAATGGGGTTTATAGTTTCATCTAAAATTAGCTTCCAAGTTTCTTCGAGTTCTACGTCATCAAAGTTTTGACGCTCCTGAACGATAAACCTGACGCCACCCTCTGAGCGAGTACCAAAAAAATTTATTTTGTATAAATATTCGATATCGCCATGCATCCCAGAGGTAAACTCGTAAATCGGTCTAGCTTCTCGGTACATGCTCGGCTCGTGTTTCTGGCTCAATAATTGCTCCATGAATTCATGAAGGTCAGAAGATTGGGCTAAGCAGGATGCAATATTGTACCCTGCTTCTTTTAAATAGCCGTCATAGTGTCTATAAAGCCAAATTCTGGTGTCATTATTAGTTATTAAAATATTTGATCTTGTACTCATTGTTAATTTTCTCCGTTTCTGGTTGGGAGTTTATAGGAACTTTAAAAAATTATCTAGTTTTAAAAAATCTTTTTCTTTGAATTCTAGTTCCATGATGCACGGAGCAAGAAAACCAGAGGAAAGAAGTTCTTTACCCTTGTTTCCCTCGTATAGTTTAAAGCTTCTCGCTTCTTGGCTCTCGACTATATAAAAATTTCTGGGTGAACTTATAAAATGTTTATAATTCCACGATATTTGAAGAGGTGAGATATTAACTTTTTTCATTGGGGTACATTTAAATTCAAGCCAAAAGATAGAGCCATTATCATAATATCCGTAAATATCAGGCACACCTCGTTTTAAATATAATTCTATTGGTGTTGTTTGTGCTGAAAGATTGGAGAGTATTTTCTTTTTGAATTTATTTTCGGGTTTCACTAGGGCTAATAATAACCCTAGTGAGAATTAATCAAGTTTTTTATGCGTTTGGATTAGGGATTTCAATGCTAGGTAATCCGTTAAAATCATCAATTAGGATATCTAACCAAGCTTTTACTCCCTCTATTATTTCAATATTTGCCCTGATTAGATTGCAATCATCAACAGGTAAAGAAAAATGAACAGGACTTCTATTTTCCTCTGGCAAAGCTTGGAGCATTGGTTGGTTTAAGCTTCTATTAAATTTCAATCTAATAGCCTTTTTATTCAAATAGCATAAATCAGATTTAGGTAAATAAGTAATATTTATTGTTTTATCCATTTCTGCACATCTCCAGACACTCGGTCAAAGTATGCTTATTTTCTGGGAAAGATAAATCTCTTTCAATCTTTAATCCCATAGGGAGTTTAAGTTCTTCTAATTCCCAAAGAGCAAAGCTTCCCATTTCAGGATGTCCAAGATCAGCAACACCAAAAGCAATTTTAGTTTCTGGATCATATTCTGATACATACCAAGTTCCAAGACCTGTTGGATTAAATAATTTAATGACTGCTTTATTCTTCATATCCTTCTCAGGATTTGCGTTTTGCAGTTCATGATTTTTTACAAGTTGTTCTTCTTGTTTCTTTGTCATTAATTGCATGGTTAATTTCTCCATTTCAATTATGAAAGTATCCTAATTAATCCCACAGGGCAATATTTAAATTGCTCTGTGGGGCTCTTAAAATGGAAAAAATTTATTGAGAAAAACGGCTATCTTTAAGCTTTGATACTTTTTTGAAAAAATCGACCAGATTATCGACTAGATATCTACGTCTATGATTGAACTCATACTTGGTATTACAAATAGAAAATTCAATCGGTTTATCAAGTTTATTTCTTTTATTGGTTATTGATAAAATTAACTGCAAGAGATTAGTAAGAGTTATATATTTTAATTTATTCTTACATCTAATCTCCAGATACTCGACATGCTCTAAATGACTATAATTTTTATTTTTATAAAAAATTACTCTTTTAAATAAGACTGTGTAATTATCAGCTAGGATATCATCTCTACTAGTCCAATCATGGGCTACACCTTGAAGAGTTTTTTCTTTCTCTTCTTTATATCCTGATAACTCTTTTAAATGTTTTTTCTCCCATGTTTGACTAGCTAGTTCTGGCTCTTCATCTGGGAGTTTTCGTTCCTCTTCTTCCTCGTCATCATATTCTTCCTCGTCATCATCCTCTTCTTCTTCAACCTCAGGCTCGTCATCATCAGCTAGAATTTTATCTCCGTCTAACTCATCATTGTCATCAAGATATTCTCTCCACTTCTCGTTTTCATCCTCAGGTATAGCTTTTCTATCTATCTCAATGGTATTTCCATTTTCATCTTTGTAAGGATCAGGGGTATTTTCTTCTTCAATAGGTTTTTCTAATTTACTAACCAAGAGATGAACTGCATCAGTTAGTGTTGTAATTTCATTTTCAAGATGAGCAATTCTTTTTGATCCCTCTATCTTAATTTGCATATCCTGAATTTTTTGATGTAAATCTCTAGCTAAAACCATTTTACTTTTCCAAATCTATATTTTACATGTTCATAGGTATCTTGATCTGCAAAAATTCTGAAATAATTTAAAATCCATTCTACCTGTGAATATTGAATTTTGTCCTCAAAATATTGAATTTTATTTTCTGCGTGTTCAATATTCCATTTAGCTTGTTCAATCATTTTCTTTGGTCTTTTCTCACTTACAAATTTTTCATGTGTTCTTTTTGCTAGTTCAACACTATCTTTTAAAGCCATTCTTAAAATAGCAATATCTCCCCATGTTAAATCTGTGATTGCTGATTTTTCTTCCATATTTAATTTCTCCCTATTTAAATATTTTATATCCTAAGAATATAAGAATTATTACAAAAATAGTCAATCCAATATAAAGGCTAAAAGACATAATCTTTAACCCTCACTTCCTTCCATTTTTTATCATCCTCAAATTTATATTTACATTTCTCAGGATAGTTTCCCCATTGACTACCAAAACTATCTATCGTTTTTCTCAAAAAATAATCACTATTATAGTAATTATCAAACTCATGCTCGGTAATCAGCGTATGCAAACCACCAGAGCACTCAATATATATCTTATAGATATTTTCACTCATGAGATAATTTCTCCATTTTCATTTCTTTCAATAGCAAGATTTTCTTTTTCATAAATGACACATAGAGATTGTCTTTCTAACTCTCTCCAAAGTTCACCTTTAATTGTATCTGATAATTCACTCACCATATTAGCAATCCTTTTCATTTCAGGATTAAAAATATTTTTCTCATGAAAATCATCACAATCACCTGTAATTGAAAAAAACTTCTCTATAAAATCAAAGAAAGTTTTTCTATCTTTTTTTGATACCTCACATTTTTTAATTAAATGCTGATAGCTATATTCGTGTTGTTCCATTTTTAATTTCTCCATTCTATCTGGGATATTATAGGAATTGAGGTTGATGTAAACCTAATTCGGATTTCCACACACAAGTAGGCTTTGGAAAATTTATTGTTGTTTCTTCCAAAGGTAAGGTTTTCATATCTGCACTACTCTCATACCAATCATCAAACTCGATAATAAATTTTTGTATCTTTTCATCATGATTAAATTCATAAATCTTATTTTTAATTGGATGCCAAAATCTTGAGTATTCTGTAAAAACCTTAACGACTTCCCCTCTATGCAAGGGGATGCCGTTCTTTTTCCATATTGACGTTGCCGTTGGATGAGTACCCAAAAACTTTTCTGTTATAGCCAAAGCTATTGGACAACAAGCCGTACTACTCTCACCCATTTCATAATGGACTTCTCGGATATCTAGTTTAAGCACTAGCTAACCTATCTGCATGAAATGATTTTAATTGGCTCATCATAATCACAGTATTCATGGCAACACTTGTACCCATATTAACTTGTAAAATACTTGGGTTAAAATCTTCCCAAACTTTTTTGACATCATCAGTAGTCTTACAAGTTTTTAAATACTCTCTCATGATTGTCTGTACCTCAAAATATTTTTTGCAATATTTTCTTAAAGCTTGGTACATAATATTTTTCTGTGCTTGGAATTCACATAAAGTATCGTGTTCTTCTTGAGTTCTGATTTTAAATTTCATCTTATCATTTTTGGCATCCGGTATTTCTAATGCAAAAGGATTTTTATTTCCGTCATAATTATAACTTTCTCTTTCAGGATACTTATCATTACAATATGTAGCATGTCTATGCACATCAGTATAATTTTTATAATAAGTTCTCTCTTTGACAAAATTTTGCATATCATCTTTTTCACAAATGAGTAAAGGATTTACTTTGGCTTTTATAAAATCATCAAAGTACAAACAAGCTAAATACTTACTATCTAATTCAAAACTAATCGCGCTATTTTTCCAATTATGATAATAAGGCTTCTTAACTTTGATTGTTTCTTTAAAGCCGTCTATGTAAGTATCCTCTTCTTGCTCTATGTCAAAAGTTGTTTCTGCATTAAACTCATGTCGTTGAGTTGTTAATCCATACTTTCTTAATGTCGCTAAATCCTGATCACCGAAAAGTTCATAACACATTTTTTTAACAATCTCATGAGAAGCCAAACGCAAAGATTTAAAAGTTTCTACTTCCTCATCTAATTTTTTTCTCTCATCAGTTTTTGTTTGTAAGTAGATACGACCATGCTCGTCAAGTATCTGATTTCTTAAGGTTTGATTAAGTTTCATATTTCTCTCCATAAATATTAATTGGGATATTATAGGAATATTTTTTTTAAAATGTCAAATGAAAAAAGCCCTCCAATATTTAGGAGGGCTCGTTAAAGTGGGAATTAATTTATCTTTATATTATTATGTGATCTTTTCAACAAACTTCGCTATTTTTTCTAGCAACCAACGTAAAATCATAATTGCACTGCCTCCTCTATTCTAAACTCTTCTTGTTTTTGTTCTTTTGGTTTTATTTGTTGTCGAATATTTCCTACTATAAATTGCTCATCTAATCTCTCTCCATTTTTCTCAACCTCAGTTATTGCGTCTATTTCGCTTTCTGCTTCTACCACATAGCTTTTGGTATAGGCTTCGTAAACGTAAACTTTGTATTTACTTTTTTTCATCCCAGATATCCATTATCAAATCGACTAATTGTAATTTAATATCCTCATATCTTTTCATAATTAAATCATCAGTTTGATTAATCTCGGCATCAGGATAAAAATGAGTAATTAAACTTTGTAATTTCTCATCCAAATCATCCTCGTCAATCATGATGTCATGCCCGTCAATCATTGGTTTTGTCCACTCCATTTTGCACTTCTCCAATCTCTTCTATTTTTTTTATAACATATCCAGCTGATGAAATTCTTTTTTCCATAACAACTTGATTTGTTGCACCCTTATCAAGAGCTTCATCAATATTATTTGCTTCTATGATTAATTCGTGAGTGGTAGTCCACTCGGCTATTGCTTTAAATGTTTTCATGTTTTCTCCTTTTTTAAGAAGTGCTAGACCTGTCCAAGATAATGAGAATTAAGGAAACAAGCCTAGCACTGTGTCAGGGGGTTTCTCCATAGATTATCATATAGTTGGATGATCACTTCCCAACCTCATATAACTTAGAGCCATTACTACCCTGTACGCATGGAGTAAAAAGTCTTTCAAACGAGCAAACTTGCTAGTAGTTAAAAGCGAGGAGAAATTAACATTTGATAATCTGCTCATTGTGAAAGTATCGTGTTCTCTCCTTTCTGACTCCATATGTAAATTGTTATTATAACTTTATGGGATTGTCAAATATAAAAATTAATTTTCTTCAGAATTATTTTCAATCTCTTTCCACTCAGCATCTTGGATCAATTGATTTTCTTGTTTATATTTTTCTAATTTTTCTTTTAATTCTTTTCTGGACATATTATCAAGGCTAGCAGTTACCACCTCTTTACGATCAACATAAAAGCCACCAAGCAATCCTCTTCTATACTCAGCATTAATCGCTGCGCTGAACTGATCTTTCTCAATAGCTAAATCTCTTAGTCTTGCCATTTCTCTTGCGTGTTTCATAAAATCTATTTTCGCCGCCTGGGCATAATCTTTTGTGAGTTCATCAATATATTCTACAACACGAGGAAACATTTTAGGGTTTTGTAAATTACAGGCTATCTGTGTTGCTGAGTGTTCAGAGTATCCCGCAAGTTTGGCACATTCGGTTGGAGTAGCCCTACCATTCTCTTTGACTAAGATTTGAGCAAAAGACCTTTGCCTTCTGGTCAATCCGTCTTTCTCTATTATATCACCATGATTTTTAGCCATAACATTCACAATCTTCTTCTATATCTAAACCACATAAAGGACAAAAGTCAATAATTTCAAGCATTTTGATTTTTCCTAAAGTAATGAGGTAAGGCTAAAGTATTGGCGAGGTAATGGCTAAAACTATTGAAATATATATATAATATATACATCATTACTCCATTACGTGAAAAAAATGAAGTGAAAAAATTTTTTATATAATAATTGTTATAAAAATAACTATATATTGTTTCTGAAACTAATCTGCTCCGAGATCCTTGATACATGATACCTGAAAATTAATCCTCGTATAAAGGTTTATCCATATTAAATCTTTTCTTTAACATTTCATTAGCCTTTTTTTCATATTTATCTAAAAGATCGTAAGCTTTTTCAGAGGGTAATCCACCTTCCATAGCGATAATATATTTTTCAAGAAGAGGTTTAATATCTTTGGGAGCTTCACGAAGTCTAAGAGCTGCCATAAGTAAATCTTGATTTTGGTTGCTTAATTTTTCATCATCTAACATATTCATTCCACGATGAAAAAATTCTTCAAACATAGTTTTTCTTAAATAATCATCGCTTTTTAAATACTCATTTAATTTTTTTAATTCTTTTTTATTTTTAAAACCATAAAGCTCGGCTGTTTTATCTTCCCCAATAGCATCAATGTATCGATCTAACCCTTTACTTTTTCCCACATAAACAGCTTCATCTAATCCACGTACATCGGCTTCTTCTTTAATTTTTTCAAATTGTGTTTCTTTTCCTTCGGGTAAATAAAGTCCGTAGAGATTTGTTTTTTCATACGCTTTAGGTAAACCTTCTTGAATTAAAACACTAGGATCGTATCCTAATTGCATAATACCACTTGTTTTTAAAGCTTGATCTAATTCAGGATTTTCAATACCTAATTTTTCTATTGCTCTGAAGCTTGGAGTAGCCATAAATACCCCCTAAAAACCCGTTTTAAGAGCCCTGTGGAGCATATTTATCTACCCTTGAAGGCTTTACCGTACCCTCTTGTAGCTCTTCTTCCCGCTACCTTCGGTTTTCTAGGAGAAATTTTATTTCCTTTTCTACTTTTAATCACCATACCACCGGTTTTCCCTGAGGTAGGAGGCTCGTTTCCTGAGTCAGAGTCTTTCTTCATAGATCGTAGTATCGATTTTAAATCATTAAAATCATCTTGAAACTTAATATCTCTCCAACTGTCGATAGGATAATCAGTTTTAGCATCAAGAGCATTGATTGCATTTTTAAGCTGTGTGTTAGAATAATCTAGACCACCACCAAAAGTGAGAGCCTTGTCAATAAATAATCCGATTTTCTCGGTTAAACCTGCTTTTTTCTTTTCATCTGCCATTATTTTTTACCCTTCATAGCCTTTCCATAGCCTCTTTTGGCTAGTTTACCAGCGACTTTGGATTTAGATTTTTTAACAAGACCACCTTTTTTAGCATATAAATATTCTGCTCCTGTGACAGGATCTTTTTTAGGTTTAGGATCTTTTTCTTCTTTACCCTTTTTCTTTTCCAATTTATTTAAAAGAATTTCTAACTCTCGCTCTGACAATTGCCCTGCTAAAGTACCTAATAACATATTTTTTTCTTTATCTGTTTTTTGACCTGGCATTATTTTTTACCCTTCTTCTTGGATTTCTTCTTTCGAAGCATTTTAAAATCTGCACCTGTAATCTTGCCGTCTTTGTTTTTGTCGAGTTTCTTCTGTCCCCCAACTAGACCACCCATTTTCATACATGTACCAAAATCATTTCGCATACTGATTTGTACCATTAATGCAAGGTCTTTTCTATCTTTTTTTCCTTGACACAAGCACAGGGAAGCACAACGACATTGTCTCCAAACGTAGCCACAGAATAGCCCTCTCCATAACAAAGAGGGCAATCCTTATCGCTTATGCGTTTATATTTTCTTGAGGGATGTACTTTTTTCCTGTTTTTTCCCATGCATCTTTTCCTAAAGCAATACATTGCTTGATAATGGTTTTAACAGGTAGTCCTGTTGTTTTTCTGATTTCAGCGACTATTGCATAATCTTCTAAATCCGCCGCTAAAGATTTATATTTCGTTATATCGGTCATAACGTGGCATCCTTTCTACCAAAGTTATAGGCATGAGATTCATTGCAAAAGACACTTGTATAGTATCCTTCTTCATTCAACGTATTAGCTATCATCCTTCCCTGAGTCATACACTGTTCTAAAGAAATATAGGGTGTATCCTCAGCAAAGACCTGGCACAAATCTTTATGTGCAATAACAGGGCTCGCAATACAAATCGTCAATACCATTACATAAAACATTATTTTCCTGCTTCACCCCAGGTCATTCCTCTTCGTTCATTGACCATGCTAGGCACTTTCAGTTTTTCTACGCAGTTTTCCATAATTTCCTTTACTTTATCAACTTGTTGGGAGTTATCAAGACTTATATCAATTTCGTCATGAATGGCAATCTCAGGAATAAAACCTTCTTGATACAAGTCCAACATCGCTTTTTTTGTTTGATCCGCCGCACTGCCTTGGATTAATCGGTTTAAAGCTTTGAAAGTAAAAGCACGTCGAATATCACTACCATATTCTATTTCTGCTTCTTCACGAGGAAGGGGTTTAGAAATACCCCAACGATTGGGTTCCCATAAAGGGAAACGACACTTACGACCTAGAAGTGTTCGTATGTGTCCATGTTTACTAGCGGTACGACTAGCAATCTCTTGAAGTTCTTTCACAAAAGGAACG